CCAACAACATCGTTGTGTATCTTGTGTTCGATAGCCCACTCAAACCAGTCATTAAATGATACTGCAAGTTCTAAGTGGATAAAGCGATTAGCTAACGGAGCAGGCATTCTGTATGTAACACCTTTGTCAGCATCTCTATTACCAGCCGCAACAATCATTACATTGTCTGGTAGCTTGTAAGTACCAACCTTGCGATTCAAAATTAACTGGTATGCTGCCGCTTGTACGCTAGGCGCCGATGAGTTCATTTCATCTAGGAACAGTACAATGTGATCAAACTGTGCCGCAAACTCTTCGCTTGGAAGTTCGCTAGGTGCGCCCCACACCATTGTACCTGAGTTACTATCAAAGTATGGAATACCTTTAATGTCTGTAGGTTCCCAAAGACTCAAACGAATGTCAATTAAGTGTGAATTTGAAAAGCTACCAGTAATTTGTTCAACTACTTCTGACTTACCAATGCCCGGAGGCCCCCATAAGAAGATCGGACGCTTCTTTTTCATAGCGTGTTTGATTGATTTCTTTGCGCCGTTTGGACTAACTGTGCGTAATGCTACGTTTTCCATAATGTATTCCCTCTTTGCTTTAGTGCATTATTTAAACTATACATATAGTATAGCATCAATACAGTAAATGTCAAGACTTTTTTATAGAATTATTCGTTATTTTGTCGTTTTAATGCCTTTGTCAGCCCGTATTTTCGCAAATCACCACTAAACAAATGCAATTCCATTGCTTTCTTTTCGCTAGTAACGTGTATTGCTCTATTTGTAAGATAATACGGACAATCGATAAACTTGTCTAAAAATATAATAACTTGCGTAGTCATTGGCATATCTTTTGGATATGGAACTTCGTATGACGTAAGGTCAATTTCTGTTAAGACGTCAAACCCAAGATCAGTTAGTCGAAGCCCGCCTTGGTTTCTAGTATTCTTCCACCATAAGGGCGAATATTCTTTAACTGTAATTTCGTTTGAAGTTTTACCTAATTGATTAAGAAAGATCTTAGTATAGGTTTCTTTCCAGTTCATTCTTCTACAACTACAATTCCGTCAGCTAACATATAAACTGAAAACTCGTCAGTATTAAACATTTCATTTAATTTTTTTGCTAGATTATGTGCGTGACCTGGATTTGAAAATGATACTTTTTTGTATTTTGGCCCTGGATAGTTAGTAATAGAATTACTACTTTTTAAGTTAAATGGTTTTCCATTATAGAAAACAGCCCAAATAGCATCAGCATCTAAGACTTGTTCTGCCCTGTATGTCTTTTTATCTATATATTCTAATAATACAGTAGGTTTAGGTCTGCTCATATGCGTATACTCCTTAAATTATATACGCATATATTTATCTCTTTTTTAAGTTATCTACGCAGTTTACTTCCAGTCTGTTCCGCCGTCTAACTGTACTTCGATAACTTCTGATCCGCCCGAGTTCTCTTTAACGTATCGTTCAAGATCACCTTCAAGTCTAGCCATTGTAACGCCTAGTGTGTATGCTAAATTTTTAGCTTGTTGTAAAGTGAGTTTTACTTCTCTAGAGTTACTTGCATCAGCATTTTTAACTTGCATAATAAATTGCTGTATACTAGAAGTGTTTAGAGGTTCAGTTTGCATTTGCGTTACTCAATGCTAGGCGCATTTCTAAATCAGATTTAAAAGGACCTTTTGTTTCATATCGTTCTACAGTAATTAGTTTAGGGCAAAAACTTTTAACCCAGCCTTTGTCAAACTTAATAATGTAGTAGCCTGCACAATATAGGCTTTTGCTTTTAGCACTTTTAGTAAACAATGGTAGTTTGCGTTGTACATCTAGCATAGTGTTATACGGCACTGTACTAGTTGGATAGTTATGTACTTCTTTATCTGCTTCAATTGCATTACTAGTATCAGTAATGTCGTTAATTAAAACATTTTTACCAAATGTATTTTTTAATGCTTTTTTGCTATCAAAGTATGTTGTACCTCGAATGTCGCTAACCATAAATCTATCGTCGGCTGCTGATATAGTTCCAATTCTTACGCCTTCGTCTTCAATGATCCAAAATTTATCTTTTAAAATAGTCTTTGTTTTTATACTCATTTAGGATACCTCGCTTGTAGTGGTTCTGCAAAAGTAGCGGCTTGGTCTGCAATACGTTGCATATCCCATTTAGCACAGAACTTCATAAGACGTAAACCTACTTGATTAATATCTTTAGGTTCTACTTCTGCAATAGTGTTATTAATTATCTCTCTAATGTCTGCAGGTTGTGCAGTCAAGTCACATAGTACAACATTACGATTGTAATCATCTAGCACACGATGTTCGTCACCGTTATGATCAGTCCAACGTTGTAGCATCATATTGTTCCAGTTGTAGCCTTTTGTATTCTTATCTTCGTATGCTTCAATAAGGCCTACTTTGTTCTTAGTGCCTTTCTTACGTACACCAGGGTACGCACTAAACACGTTATCACTAGTGTCGCCACGCATACACTTCTCAAATAACATATAGTCAGGCTGAGGTGCAGGCTTAATCTCTTGTGTCTTCTTCTCAATAACAGGCGTGCCGTCATCGTTAAAGTAGCCTTTGTCTGTAATAGTAACGTTAGCAATACCATTGTATTGTGTACAATTAGGACCTAATAGTTGTGCAAAGTCGCCATCTGTACTAACAATAACACAATGATCATCAGGGTGTGCTTGTACCCAACCTGCAATAAGATCATCTGCTTCTAGTTGCGGATGCTGCATTACAGTACAGTTAGTCTTATCTTTCATAAAGTTTGTAAACTCGTCAAATATTTCAAAGAACGCTTTATCGTCTTCACTTTCAGATACAGTCATCTTATCGCGAGCAACTTTTCTATTACGCTTGTACGGTTCATAAAAATCTTTACGCCAGCTACGTCCTTCTAAACAAAACACAACGTGATCTGCATTAAAGTCTTGCCAAGCCTTCTTTACACTGTTAAGTGTAATATGCAAAGCCATTCCTACTTTAGTGTCAATGTCGCCACGAACAACGTGCTTTGCACGGAAGAATGTGTTAAGTGTGTCTACTAGTACATAAGTTGCCATCATTGTTGCCTATTCTATTGTTGTATACATATCATTATACACGGTTATATACGATTTGTCAATCATTAAGATACTTCACTTTTACCTTTATCGATTGGAACAACATTAATATATCCAGCGCCTCGATCAGTATCTAGTCCTTCTTGCTCTAGCATTCCGTATACAATGTCACGGAACCAACGATCTACAATTTCTTCTTCAGGATCGTTATCGACACCATACCCTTCTTTAACAAGTTTTGCAATAAAATATTTGTTCCAATCAAGTTCAAAGAATCCGTTGCGAACATTTTCTTCGTTAATCTTAACATCAATAACATCTACCCACGGTTCTTTCTTGCGTGTGTGATAATCTTTAGGATCACGCTGTTTAAGAAGTTCCAGCTTTTCAGCTTCTACTTCTGCTTTCTGTGCTTCGACTTTGTCTAAGCCTGTTAGTTTTTTAAAAAAGTTTTTCATAATAGTCCTTTTTCTCTTAATTCTTCATCAAGAGGTTTGTTAATAGTGGCGGTCATTGCCTTTTTGTGTTGATCATTTTTATAATCTCTAAGTCCCCCAGGCATTTCCGAATAAACTGATGTGGAGTCTTGGGGTAAATCGCCATCCTTTTGCCATACACGCTTCCGCAACTTCTTTAACGTTAAGGACATATTCTTCCGAACGTCCTCCCAACGGCATAAGATACACAGGACATTCCACCCCTGCTTTGCGATACTCGTCGACAGCTCTTTCAACTTCTTCAAAGTCAGCTTGAGTAGCGACAACAAACTTGAGATAAAGTTCACTACCGTTAACACTGTTATACTGACTAGCAATATCAGGCTTAATAGCAGTATCCCAAGGTTCTCCGCTAACACTAAGTTTTGGGGAACAACTCCAAGTGACTTCAAATCTGTCTTGATTGCTGAGATACTCAAAGAAATCATCTTTGAGTACTTGTGTAGTGTTTGTTTCAAATGTAACATTTTTTAAATCCTGCATACGTGGGTGTTCGAATAGCTCAACATACAACCGTTGCCAAGCAAGTAGCGGCTCTCCGCCTGTCATAATCAAATGAACATCTTGTCCATTATCTTGCACCCACTTACCATTTGGAGTGAGTGATAGCAAGTGTTCGACTACTTCGTCTACAGTTGCTTGTTTATTAAAGTGTTTAAACTCTGGATAGATACTTGCGTATGTATCACAGCCTGTATGTATAATAGGCAAGTCGTTAAACTCTTTAGTTGTCTTGTGTACATCCGTTGCAATTAATTCTGCAACTTCAGGATTATGTCGAATACCGTCAGCGTGTAATTCTGTACGGTTTCGTTTTTCATCTGTACCAAAGTTCATACAACGAAAGTTGCAACCGAAGGTGCGTAGGAATACACTGGGTACTCCTACAAACTTACCTTCGCCTTGTACTGAATAAAATGCTTCTGAATATCTAAGTTTCATAGCTGGCTTTCTGTTAACTGCTTCATAGTCGGGATAACCTTTTTCAAATACTGGCGCTTCCATTAGCAACTAAACTCCTGTTGTAGTTTAATATTATCAAAGAACTCTTTCTTTGTACCTGCGTCAGCTTTAAATGCACCACGTAGTACTGTAGTTTGTGTTAAACTACTGTGTGCCATAATGCCGCGATTCTCACAACAACCGTGCGTTGCTTGAATGTAAACACCTAAATGTTCTGCGTCAGTTGCTGCTTGAATCTCTCTAGCAATATCATTTGCAAGTTCTTCTTGTAGTGTTCCACGTCTAGCACACCATTGTGCAATACGTGTGTACTTAGATAATCCAATTAGTTTTTCTGCTGCAATAATACCAATGTACGCAGTACCAGCTACTGGCTGATGGTGATGTGAACACATACTCTTTAGTTCCGAACGCACTACTAGCATACCTTCATAACGATCTGCGCTGTCATTTGGAAATGCTGTTGCTGTTGGAATAGGATCATAACGTCCTGCCATAATCTCATTGTAGTACATTTTAGCAAGGCGATGTGCTGTGCCTTTGCTGTTAGGGTCTTGATATCTATCAATTACAAGTGCGTCTAGCACACCTTCAAATGCTGTAGTTGCTTCGTTGATAAGTTCTTCTTTATCACCTTCTTGCAATACTTTACTAATATTGTCGCCAGCCCAGTAGCGTTGTTTTGCCTGTACTAGGCGGGCTTTAATTTCTTCACTTTTACTCATTTAATTCTCCGATGTTTAGGCAGTGGATTGCCGGTAGTAATACAATGCACAATAGTTATATTATACATTGTATTTAGGTTTTTGTCAAGTTTATTATACAAAATACTTGTTTAGCATTTCGAGACGGTCGTCAGCTGACGCCATTGCATCCAGTTCTTTTTGAATTGTTTCAATAATATCTGAATGTTCTCCAATGCCTACGACTTTTTGCATATAAATTTCAACGTTGGTTTTGTGCAATTCGATCTCAGCTTGTGCGTGTAATCTCATTGCATTAATCATTTGTTCCTTCAAGTCCATAGTTCCTTCCTTAATATTTTTGTTTTGACGGAATAACGCCTCTGACGCCGCCTTTCGGATCTTCCATATCTCCGTCTCTACGGAAAATCAGATGTATATGGGGGTACATACAAGTCTGTCCTGCACTTTCTCCCATATTAATTCCTACATTGTAACCTGTAACATTATTACTAGATGCTTCTACATTTTGTTGACCCATTGCAACGGCAAACTTCATACATTTTAAAATGTCTTCTTGTGTTGCTTGTTTAGGCACTATTAATGTATGTCCTTCTGTTACAGGATATATATCATTATACACAACAAAGTCTCGTGTGTCAATTTCTATTTCGGTCCACGGAGCTCTGCCTTCTTGTTGTGCTACTTCTAGTGTATCAATATTCACCTACATTCTCCCAAGGATAAACAAGCCATACATCTTCTTCTGCTTTGTTAATTTCGTGTGCGGTGTAACGTACATTATCAAAGTTACTAGATAAGTTTTCAGTCAGCGTAGCAAACCTTACATTTGCAAGCTCACCATTCCACACTGTATTCCAGCTTCCCTCATTAGTCTCATTAGGGAAACAACTGGCTTCCCAGTCTTCTTTAATCCAATTAAATGTTGCACCGGTATCGTTAATGTCATCTACAACAAGAATCTTCTTACGCAGTGAAATATCCCAACGTGATCCTGTAATACCGGTTTCACTTTCGTTATTATACCCAAATGCATCTTCTGCCATCCAGCAGTTAGATTCGCTTTCACTGTCATCGTCACGCAAACTTACTTTAAGTGCTTCGCAACGAATACCAGTCATATTACTAATAATAGTAGCAGGTACATTGCCACCCCGTGTAAGTCCTACAATGTAATCAGGACGCCAGTTGTCAGCGTACATTTGATTAACAATGCTTACACACATACGTTCAATGTCAGTCCAGCTATAATAATGTTTTTTAATCATTTTGATTCCTTAATTGTGTCAAATGTAGCATACTTTGCAAGTTGCTTTGCATACTCGTCCTTTAGTTCTTTTAGCTTAGGATACTTAGCTTCCATATCTACGTCACGTTTGAGTAACATTAGTGCATCGCGCATCTCGTCAAGCTCTGCTAGAACATCTCTACCTTGTACTTCAAGAGTGCCATCACACTGGATCGATGCTTTAGCAGAAACGTCATCTGTCCATATATTACTGTTAAGTCCAGTTATACTTGATGTAGTAATTTGACCGGAATTAACCGTACTAGATCCTATACCATTAGTACTGTACGTATAGTTGGTATAATCTATAGTATCGTCTAATGTAATTGTAATCGTATCATCATTAGCAGATGTCATTCGTCTTTTGCTCCCCTCGCCAAATAATTTTCGTTGTGTATCCAAACGCCATTTTTTAAGAAGCCCCAGGCTCCTGCCTTTTTACCCATAAAGAATAAACTCCAACAAGGTATTTCATTTCCGTTTGTATCTTTATCGAGTTCTAAGAAATGTAAGTCGTTAGCACTACGATAACGGAAGTGTCCTGGACCTCTCCAAAACCGCCCTTTAGGAGTGTTTTCATAATATCCGCCTGCAATAATAAATGTAGCATAACTCCACGGATGATCGTGTAGTGTAGGCTCATCACTTACTAATACTTTGTGTAAAGTAAGATTAAACGGAAAGTTCTTTCGTTCTTTTAAAAACAAATAGTAACGTACAAGATACGGAACGTTACTGTCGCGCTCTGTAATTACTCGACGTCTGCCAAGTTTGTCCATTAAGTTAGAAAGGATGTTATCTTTTGATTGTGTCATATAATGCTGCTCCACTAAAAAACTCTTTGTTTAGTTTTGTGCGTTGCTTCTCTAAAGACACTTGTAAATCATCAAAGTTTTCCATATAGTTTACAATTTGTGCAACGACTTTGTCTCTGTGATGCAAATATGCGTCAAAGTTTTCAGTCCATTCACTTGGATATAAAAACTCAGGTAATGCCATTTCACTGTAGCTTAGTCTGTCTGGCATCATAGGAATAGCATCTACTAATGCACCTTCATACCAACTAATGCCAAGTGTTTCTTGTAGGTTAGCACTAAACACCATTTTAGCTTCGCCTAGCAAGTTGTGATATTCGTTCTTTGTAAGTTCCTGTTCTTGACAAACAACAAACTCATATTGCGGCAACCGCTGTGCTAAGTCTCTAAAGATTTCAACTTGCTTCTCAGGAGCAATACGATGCGGAAACAGTATCAAGTCTCGCTTCTCCATACCTTTGTAGCTAATTAAACTATCTTTTAGATACTCCATAGGCCACCCAACTTTAATTGCTTTGTCCATATCAACATTATAATTGTCCATCATAGTATCTGTAAACAAGTCAATATGAAAGTTAGTAGCATAAAAGTTATCATCATAACATTCATACATTGACATTTCAGCGTGACGTACCCAAGGTTTATCGCCTATTAGTCTACCTAAGAAGTCTTGTGGATCATAACTACCGGCGTGCCATAAGCCACCAATAGTAATGTTAACACCTAATAGTTCTGCCATATACTTTAATTGTATAACAGTAGGGTTCCAAGCATCTGTGTATAAGAAATAGTCCCCATCGGCTACTTGTCCGTTACAGAACATTTCACCGATGGTTTCTAGTTGTTTACTTTTATAAACGTTTGTACCACCAAAGTTTAAAAACGCTCCAGGCGTAGTTGCCTGAGGAGTTTCGCCACCACTAATGACTTTAACATCTTCATTGATAGCCCGTTGCAGTTGTTTAGGAAGATACTCCTTCCACTGTGCAGTATATCTAGTATCCACTGCTTCGATGTCTACAATAAAGATTGTCATTTAGTTTCTCCGTTGTTGAAAATCACGCCCGCCATTGCGAGCTTTTGCACGAAGGTAGTTTTGGTACTTTCCATAGGCTTGCCACACCCACGCATCTTTTTTATAAAGATCCTTTTCATTAAAAGGTTTACCTTCGAAGCGACAGTAGTCGCGGAACTCATCCAAGTCGTCAAAAATCTTATTGACAGGAGGGAAGTTATTAGCCATTTTAGTTTACTCTCTTTTAGCATCTATGATAAAAAATTGAACAGCCATTTTCGCCATCTTCAGCGACATCAATTTCTACAAAGCGGCTGGGATACTTTGCAGTGATTTCTTTGTACAAGTCATCTGCGATCATTTCGCAGCTCTTGTGATCTAGTTGTATAACATCCTGTGCATACAACCGTTCCATCCAACGTTTAAATTGGATAAACTCAATATCGCGATCGTTGTGAAATACTTCGATGCGAACTTTAAAGTGGAAAATATGACGATGCGGAATGCCTAGGAATGATACATCATCCCATTCGCCTGTTGCTAGTTTAGGATCAGTGTCTGCACCTGGGTACATATGAACACCTTCTTTACGAAAGGTTACCCAAATACTACGATCTGCTTTATCCATTACATTTTCTGTTGCCATTTTTGCGTCTTCTTCTCTCATTCTACGTCCCATATAATTATGATACGATTCACGTTGTTCATTCATATTACTAGTATACTTTCACTTTAGGACTTTGTCAAGGCCATATTTGCCCCAATCGGTAAATTTTTCTCTATCCATTAAATTGTGTAAGCTATGGCACCAGACACCTGGATTAGATGCTTTAAAATCTTTGTCATCAATTTTAATCATTGCATTATAGCCCCACTGGTTAATGTAAGGAACTACAACACGTAGTTGAGGAATAAAGTTATCACTTTCAACAAGTCCGCCGTCTAAGAACCATTCTAGGTTAATAGTACTAGGAATATCTAAGCTACATAAGATGCCTTGATCTGTAAACGCACGAATCATTAGATCCCAGTCTTCGAAGTCATCTGATGTAACAGGAGCATAACTATGATTAGCACCAAAGAAGATATGTTCACACTGTTCTTCCTTATAGTACTTCATAATTTCGTTGTAGTTTTGATGACCAGTAACAAACAGCGTCTTCATACCGTATGCAGGAGTCTTTTCAACTTCTACACCTGTAAAGAATGTAATACTGTCTGATGTGCCTGTATCGTAATCTCTTTTCATTCTAAGCCTTTTTGTATCAAATATGCATTAATACGATGCATTTCATCTTTAAGATAAAGTTTCATAGTTTTCATTCTACGAACTTCTTCAGTAACTGTCATATTATTATACTTGGTTTCAAGCTCTTCGTCAAGCTCTCTGTGTTTCCGTTTTAGTTCGTCGTAGTGTGCGCGAAGTTTAGCTTCGACTTCATCATAGTTGCTCATCCTCGAGTTCCTCTAACTTAGTTTCATCTAGCTCGTCTTCAATTACAGTTGGAGCTTCGACATCAAATAGTGCATCAAAGAATGTTGAACTGTTTACAGTCTTTTTACCAATAGCACCTCTAGTACCTGGAATAGCCATCCAGAACTTTGTATACTTTTCAATAGTTTCTAATGACTCTTCTCGTGTTGTCTTTGAAAATACTTCTTCTACAACATCTCTAAACATTACTCTATCAAATTGCTCTTGTACAAGCATCTTAGGTATAACACCTGCATCATACTGTCTATTTGCTTCTTGTACAGCATTAATGTGCGTCCATACATTGTGACCCATTTGAATAGCATAACTAAAACTATCCCAGCTTGTAGAGTCTTTTTTACGTACAATTGGATTACCTTGTGTGTCTAGTACAGGATCATCATTTTTATCTAGTTCAACTTCGCCTGCACTCACTTTAGGTGTTCCAATTTTATTGCGGTCACCCTTTTTATATGTACAAATGTCATTAACTAGTAGTCCGTCACTTAATGGTGAGTCTTCGAAGGTTTTAAAGATACCGTCTTGTAGCGTTGCATCTTTAAATGTACGTGTGTCAGTTGCATACTTTAGTTCGTCTACACTAGGCACCATTCGGTAAGTCCACTTACCTCTGTCAGGAGTTTCAACTGATGTATATACTTGCCCGTTAGCAGTTGCTAAGAAAGGACTTGCACAGTCAAATGTAAGCATCATAGTGGGGTTATAGTACTTGCGTATAGCCCGCTGTACGTCTGTTAGCAAGCAAGCCCACTCTAGTTTACTTGTGCCTAAAAAGTGCATTACATCGTGTATACCGCTTTGTAATAGTCCGTCATAGTGCAATGCAACAATACGTTTGAGTACTAAGTGTACATCACACATATTCTGACCACCCATTGACCACCCATTAAAGTGTTTGTCTGGATACTTAACTGGATCACAATAGTCTTTCATTTGCTCGTACCAGTCGTTGGCGTCTGCGTGATTTTCACCCTGCAATACGTTTAATAACTTACAAGCACCTGTTCTATGTTTCATCCAATAGTCGTTGTTAATACGTGTTGCTACTACTGCTTCTTGATACGTACTAATGCCAGTTGCTTTTGCACCTGCTGGTGAACGTGCAACCCAGGCCGGAATATCAAGTATCATTCCGTAGTCCATATATGCATCCATCCAACGTAATACACCATCACGTTTCTTTTGTGCTTTAGGACAGTTAGGATCTTTCCAATCGCCTTCCCAAACACCTTTACCAATCTGGAAGCCACCTGAGTCGCCTAGCAACCAAGTGTTTTCACGGTCTCTGTTTCTTACCATATCTTCTTTAGGTACAATTTTAGTTGTATCTAAATCAGCGTGTCCTGCACTATAAAGGCACCACTTGTATGTGAATGCCCCTTCTTGTGCATTAAGATAGTTTAAACTTTCGACGTTGTTTTGAAAGTTTGATGGAATACGGTTGTCAGGAACATAAGGACCGTCGACAGGATCAGGATAACGTTGCTTACCTACATAAGTTGCATAGAAGCCACTAAGTGCAGGTAAGAAATGTGCGTAATCTTGTTGCGCTGTTGTTAGGTCTTTGTTCATAGTTACTTACTCTGCGCTGGCAAGATATAGTCGTACTTAACCATACCACTGTCTACAGCAATTTTCATTGCGCCTTGATCACTGATACTCATAGTAACGTCACCGTCTAAGTTTAGAATTGCTTGTACTTGTGCTACAGGCCAACTCCAAGTGTGTTGTAACTTACCTTCAACACCGTGCTGGAATACAAACTCACCTGCGTGTGTACTTGCATCACCAAAACTAAACACTAAGTTGCCATCTCGAGTCTTTACTTTAAATGTAGGTTCTTCGGAATGTGCTGCGCTCATAAGTTTCATACGTGCAATTGATGCTTGTGCTGGAGCAACTTCAACTTCCCACGTTGCACCTTTAAACTTAACAGTCTTTAACTTTTCTTCGATAATTGCTTTGTTCATAAAGCGATAATCATTTTCAAAGTCGCCTGCTGCGTTTTCAAAGTGAATATGCGTAGGAATAGTTTCTCCGTTGCGCTCTGCTTGTACTACATCAATCTTAGCATCTTTTTGATACTCAGGATTTTTTAGATGTAGTGCTAACTTATCTAAGTTAGGCATACCAAACGTGCCTACAAACTCGTTAACTTCATTATGTGTTGTTGCACTTAAAATAACACTACGGTCGTCTGCCATCGAATCAATTTGTGTGCCTTCGTCGTTGCTAACTTTAACTATTGCTAAAAAGCCTAGTGCGTGTGTATGTGCAACTACGTCTTGTAAGATATCTTTCATTTGTTTTTCTCCATTGTTAGTTTAATTATACTGCCTAACTGGTTAGTTGTCAAGCATTTTATAGGTGTATTTAGGTTTTTTATTTTGAATCATAATTCTTTTAGAAGTTGCCAAGTTTCTTTCCAGTTAGTAACTTGATGTGAAAATCCTAGTTGGTACTTCTTTAATGCATCTGCTAACGGTTTATCATTGCCTCCTTCAAACATTGCATCACCGTAAAAGTGTATCTTGTTGTTATCTTCAAAGTCTTTTAATATTTGACTTTTATCTAATCCACGAGGAGCAATATCAATGCCGGTATCGCCGCCTACAGTTGCTTGTAATTCAGGAAACATTATATTAAACGCATTTGCTATTGTATTTCGTTCTTCTTCAAATGAATCGTATTCTACATACTTTGCACGTTCTTCGGCATTGGCATTACGACCTACAACACTAAAATTTACTAGTCCAGAACGTTCTTCGATATGATTTCCTGTGCGTAGGTCAAACAAACTTTCATACTCGCAACTAATTAAAAATGTTCTTGCCATATCAGGCAATTTCCAATCACTTGATCTTATGTTTTGTTTGCCTTCATAAACATCACCACCTGAACAGTTGTAAACACGTTTACATAAGTTGTAGGTTTCTTCGCTAATCTGTTCCACTGTTTTAGGTTTGTCACTACCAGTAACAAGGTATACATCATTCATTAAACAGAAATTGTCAAAGAACGCTTTAAACTCTAAGTTAATAGTACCACGACTAGGAGTTAGTGTACCATCTACATCAAATATAAATTTATCTTTCACGGTCTGCTACTCTCATTCTTAGGTCACTTGAACTAAAACGATGATCCCTATTGTTAAAAAATAATTCAATATCACGTTTGCGACAAATATCTTTTCCTGTAAATTCTTTATCACGATATTCTTCTCCTAGAATACGTACATTAATAGTATACAGTTCTAAAATATCTTCTAAGTCTCTTTCAGTGCCATATGGAATAATTTCATCTACATAGCTTATTGCTTTTAGTTGAGTGTAACGTTCTACAACCGTTTGTATAGGAGCATTTTTCTCTGCACGATCTACACTAGGATCTACTTGTAATCCACAGATTAAATAATCGCACCGGTCTTTTGCTTCACGTAACATTTGTACGTGTCCTGCGTGACATAAGTCAAATGTTGAACAAGTAAATCCTACTTTCATTTTAGTCCTCGTAATTTTCTGCTAACGATCTTAATAGCTGTATTAGCTCTTCGATAGTATTTAGGTCGTTGGCATTATCTGTATCAATTTCTGCTTCAACTTTAATTTTCATATTATTCTCCGAAATCAAACAAACTCGTAAACGTATTGTGTCGCTTGGTATCTTGTAACGGATAGTTAAGCACACCAATTAAGTTGTCTAGTTTGTTATCAATAATTGTCTCCGCCATAGCTGCATCATCAAACGGTAGTTCTTTGAACCACTGTGGTATACGCATCTCATCTGTAGGATATGCAACACTTGTATATCCCAGCGGATTCTGTTTTAATTTACAAACAATAACTTTCATACCGTCAACGATCTCTTGCGAATATTTGTCGCCGTTCATACGTTTTAGTGTATTCCAGTTAATGCTTGCCCTTACGTGGCCAGGCATATTTGCCTTGCCTTGTTTCTGTTCAAGTCTCTGATAGTGACCGATCTTGTTTGCACGTTTCGGACTACCTTTCTCATAACCAGGCCGTTCGTGGAACTGTTGACGGAACTCTGTAATACGTTCAAGCACATCACTTTGCGGCTTGTCAGTAAGTACCATTAACAATAACTCACTTAGAAACTCTTGCATAAACACAGGCGTATCACTTCTACGTAAGTCTAAGCCCATTGCTTTTACTTTGCCAGCCTTACCGTCAATATCTGTTCTAAATCCTTCGTTGTCAATTACTAGAGCCGCATAACGCTTCTTAGTAATAAACAATCCCGACTGTGCAATGATTTCACGTCCTGCCGCAATAACGTCTGACCTACTCTTTGGACAATGAAATGCCTTCATCATAAAGTCTGGAAAAGTTGTATTTGCTTGTTCACACACTTGATCCATAAGTGTAATGCACTTTTCTTTTGACCATTCCAACTTTCCGCTGTTAACATCATCTTTAAGTATTGGCCAAGCACTAAAATAACAAGAGTCAGTGTCGCCGTAGATCATTGACTTACCTACGTGATCATATGTGCCTGTAATAACGTTGTTGACTTCTGCACTCATATGCTTAACAATAGTACGACCTGTAAGTGTAGTTGATTGACCAATACGTTTGTCAAAGAATCTACAACCTGGATTAAGAATAGCACCATACAAACTGTTAAGCAAAATCTTCTTAACTAGCTGTCGTTTATCCCAATACTCAGTCTCTACAGCATTACCTGCATCCTTTGCTTTCTTTAGTTTCTTCTGTAATTCTTTACGTTCAGCATACCAACGCTTTAGGATACCTGGAATAACACCTTCAAACTCGGTTGTAAAAATAGTACCATTCGCACTAAGCATCCACGGCATATTGCTATCAAACACTAACTGATACATCTCAGCACCACTAAGTACATCGGTGCGTCCGTCTTCCCAATCAACAGTTAGTGCAACATCACGTTTTTGCTCCATAACTGCTTCGTATTCTTCAGTACTAAAACGTCCTTCCCAACTACCAGCAAAGCTCTTTTTCTTTAAAGTCATATCTTCGTGTACACGAGCATCACTAATTACAGGACGTACTTGTCCTATAACAGTTTCTGGAGCCATATTTAATGCACGAATTACTGAAGGATATAGTGAATTCAAATCCATTGAAGCAATCCATTTGTGCAATCCTTTCTTAGGAAACGCAACATATGCTCCTGCTGCCTGTGTGTTTTCTTCGTCACGCTGTTTACGGTTAGGAACTTGTAAGCCTCTATGATGTGCTTCGTTAATAATGCCTTGCTCTGTAACAGCAACAGCACCCATTGTAGTTTGAATAAGAACAGTGTTCTCGTGTGCAATAGTATTAGACAAATCAATAAAGCGTAACTTCTTATCTAGTTTGTCAAGTAGTGCAGTATCTTGAATATTATATTCAATGAATTTGCGGAAGTCTTGATTGTAAAGTTGGTCTAGCGTACCTTCGTATGCAACTTTGTTTTCACCTACTTCAATTTCACCAATTGCATCTAGTCGATAACTATGGCGTTCTTCATATGTGTATTTACGATATAAATTAAGACTGTCTAAGTGTACACGCCCTACTAAGTCAAACGTTTCACTTTCCTTACCAAATTTTTCGTATGTTCTTTTCTTGGGAAGTTGTCCCCACAAACAAAATCTACGTGTGTCATCTTTGCTTAGTACACGAGCAGTTCTGTTTACAGTATACGGGATATCATATCCCTCACTGTTCCAGCCTGACAAAATATCAGCATCTTCAATCAGTGTTAAGAAAGTGTCAATCATTTCACCTTCTTTTTCGAACAGCATTACATTGTCAATACCTTCAAGCTCTGCTTGTGCTTGCTCCATAGTAAGTGTCTTAGGCGGAACAGCAAGACACACCATTGTCTCCATCCATTGCAAGTATACAGATATTGATGTAATAGGCATAAACGGATCACTAGGATCAGCAAAGCCTCGTTCCGGATCAAAGTCCGTCTCAATATCGAAGAATGCAATGTTTAGTTTAGGAGCATCTTGATTAAGATAGTTCTCACTTAGACACTGGAAGATTGGATTGATGTCGCTTTCGAAAAGTGTCTTATCTCTGTTGATAGCAACTTCTTTGCGAAAGTCTTTTGTGTTCTTACACACAATGCGAGATAACGGATCGCCATATACGCTTTTGTATTTGCCCTTAGGGTCTTTGTAGTAGAAAGTATACTTTGCACTATATTCAGTGTAGTGTCTCTTTCCGTCACGTCTTTCGACGACGCGAATAATATCTTGATCGCGATCGAACATTGCATCTACGTATGGCATTCAATTTTCTCCTCGTTGCTTATGGCCAACTTAACCGTTAACTTGCCTGACAATTGTCTTTGGCGTTATTATTACTTATTAGAACAACAAACCTGCAACGTAAATTACGGTTAAGCCTGCGTTCATTACTATAAGACTTTTTTCTTTCCACAGGACACCAACAAGTATCCATAGACTGTTACTAATAATGAATGCCCAAATGTACAAAGGGTAAACATTAAATGCGGCTAGTGTAGCGGCTGTCAGCAAACATACTGTAGCCACCCAGGCTAACCATTGATAAGGCTTTACCACCATAGTGACGCAACTCCAAATCCAAATACATTTACTACAGCAAAGTATCCAGTTAGTAACATTACCCAAGCAGCACCGCGTCTATAAGCTGCGTAGCATTGTGTAACACTGCCTATTAAGAACCCTGGATACACTATAAGCATATTAGGGTTACTTGCTGTTAGGGCAAGGGTTAGACTAGCATATACAGTGAATACAAAACTTACTAATTCAAAGTAAAAAGCAGTTTTATCACTGGTATAACTATCTACCCAAAATGACTTAATTTTTTGCATTTACTTGTCATAACCTAACGTGGCTATAAGTGTTTCGAGATCATCGTATGCATCTACGTGATTATCCCAATCTCGGTTCTTTGCAATTTTAATTGCTTTGTTAATTAGACTTGGTTTGATATCAAGTTCTTCTGCAACAGCCTTAACTGTTTCTTTTAAACCCATATTTAAATCTTCAACTTCTTGTAATACTGTTACGCCTTCGCTAACTAGTCTTCCAAGTTTTGCTTTTTCTTCTGCGCCGTAGGTACGATCACTCATTATTAAACTCCTGTGTTAGTTTAACTTATATTATAGCGGATGTTTAGGGAAAAGTCAACCTGAAATGGTTACTTTTTTGCAGATTTAAATTCGTACTCTGCTAGTTTACGGTAGAGCTCATCTTTGATAAATGATTCTTTTTTGGCATTTTTAGTTGCAGTTGCATACATAACTGCTTCTGCGTCTTTGCCGTAACGCTTCTTAAAGTCGTCTTTGTTCTTTTTCATACCTTTGACGTTCTTTTCTTTTTTAGCTTCTTCGCCTTTAGTTAATGATCTTTCAAGTAGTGCTTCTAGTTTAGCAACACGATCCTCTAGTTGTGCAATACGATCATCTTTGTTTACAATAGGCTTTGACTCCATTACAGGTTGTGCTACTCTAGGTGTAGCATTAGTAACGCCTGCTAGTGCAGCAAAATCATTTACAGAATAGTCTTTGTCCATTTGTAATGAACCTTCGTTAACAGTATAACTTTCAGTTACTTGTTGAGGAATTTCTGGAGAAGGAACATTTGCACCACCTTGAAGTTCTGCCATCATCTTTGCTTTATCAGCAGCAATGTCAGTTGGTTCTATATCAAAAAGTTTCTTTTGTAAATCGTGAAAGTCCATATTACTTGCCTAATTTTTTATTCAATCGCTCAGCAATTTTTAGTTTATACGTATCTTGAACACCTTCGGCGTGCATTGCAGCCATATGCTTCTTATACTTTTTAGTACCTTTTTTATGTGGACTTTTACCTTCGTCTACTTTAGGATCGTTACAGTTGCAATGTTCACAGTCTGGAGGACATTTGCAATCTTCTCTTTTTACTTCTGCACCACAGCACTTATCTGAGCAATGTGTGTCTTTCTTTGATTCTGAAATACCCGCTAGTGCATCAGCAGGCATTTCGCCTCCGTCTGCAAATTTTAAATCGTATTCTAGGTTGTGATATACACTTCCGATATAGTCTGCTGCTTTAGTAATTTTAGCTTGCTGCCATCCTTCAAGTCCCTCAGCTTCACTAACATTTTTCATCATATCGTGTAGTTTAATAGCATATTTTGCAATCTTATAAAGATCGGCACGTGCCATTTGCACTTCGTGGTCTCTTTCAGCCATATCGGCTAAATCGGCTAATCCTTCTTTAATTGCTTTGCTCATTGTTTCTTCCTTAATATATGTTGTTTTACCTTTTGCAGCGGCATCTATCCAACTTGCTTTTATTGACTCCTGGTCCTTTGTTGCTTCATAACGTCCGTTAGTATCATTCCTTACTAACCATTTATTTCCGCTCCAGTGATATAAGTTACCGTCTGCTCCAATAAATCTAGCATCCTGCGGAGGAGTGCTATCTGCTTTTGACCTCTTATAACCTGCTAGTTCTTTACTATATTTTCTTTTAGCAGCCATTTGATTAAGTATGCCTTCGCCGTCGCCTTTTAATTTTTTTGCGTCTGCTTTAGTAACACTGTCTTTTGTACCAGCACCGCCTTTAGCAGCTTCTTTATCTTTATCTTTATCAGGTTCATCTACTTGAGTAAAAAACTTCTGAATACCCTTTTCTAAACTGTCAGGAGCAAGCCATCCGCCTTTTTGAGTGGCCTGATATCCTTTAGCAATATCTTGCTGGAAGTTTTTAAGTGGACCTTCTAATATATCTTTTCTACGCATAATGTAT